GCATGGCCGTGGAAGTTTCCGGCAGCCGTCCCTACGAGATAGTGACCGACAACCAGGGAGGACACAAGAAAGGCGACGCCGCGGGATTCTTCCAACGCCTTACGGTACTCCACCGTCCCACGATGCCCTATAACGGACAGTCCAAGACCATAGAGAATGCCTTCTACCGTTTCCAGGCACAAGTCCTTCATGCCATCTGGCATTTCACGGGACAGAACGTGAACGCCAAGAAACTGAACAGCAAGCCCAACCTGGAATTCATAGAGGAGAACGCCTACGCACTTCNTCCACACATGGAGATGTACCGCATGAGTGGGAACCCCGAGGCCCAACCCGTTACGGAGGTTGACATGATGCGTATGTTCTGGCTGTGCCATCCCAAAGCCGTGACCTATACCAACTACGGACTTCAGTTTGAAATAGACAAACGGAAATACCACTATGACGTATATGCCGCCGACGGCCTGCGTGACGAGGCATGGGCGCTTCGCAATACCGGACGCGAGTTCACCGTGATGTATGATCCTATGGACATGACCCGCGTGGAGCTGTGGCGGAATACCGCCACCGGTGCCAAGTACAGTGCCACCGCCACTCCTAAGGTCACTGTCAGCCGCGCCACGCAGGAGCGCACACCGGAAGAGAGCAGCTTCATGCGGAAAACCATCGACCGGAACAAGGAGACCATGGCCGCCATCCAGCTGGAAGGCGAGCGTTTCGACCTTGACGAACGTATCGCAGCCGAGCTCTTCGGTCTTTCCACTCCCAAACCTAAGAACCTCAGCAAGAATAAGATGGACGGATACCGTGAAAGGCATGACCGTGGCGAGCTCCATATTCCTCTTTCCCTGCCGGAAAAACAGAAGCGGGAGGAGGCCGAAGCGGACACGGAAACCGATTACTCCACTATGGGGGAATATACCAAGGCACTCTCCAACATGACGTTGGACGAGCTGGCACTGGACAGATTTTAAACGGCAATCAATAACCAATTAAATACCATTCAAGAATGAAAGGACTAACCAAACAAGACAAGGATGCCATCCGCGACGCACTGATGGCCTACTGTGAGAACTTTCCCAGCCGCAACCGCGCCAGCGAGAGCCTGCAGGGTGTCAGTGCGGCTGTGGTGAGCCAGATTCTGAACACCAAGTACGAAAGCATCTCCGACGACATGTTCAGCCGCATAGCGGCGCAGATAGGTTTCAGCTTCGAGCATTGGACCATCTGCGAGAGTGAGAACTTCCGTCTCGCCACCTACGTGCTGGCCGACGCCCAGATGTACAAGAATGTCACCTGGATGGTGGGCGATGCCGGATGCGGCAAGACCACTGCCGCCATAGAGTTCCGTCGCACACACCGCAACGTGTTCTATATCCTTTGCTCGGAAGATATGAAACGCAGCGATTTTGTGCGCGAGATAGCCAAGCAGGTGGGCGCGCCTACCGACAGCACCAGCAACCTGCGTGACATGCTGGACTATGCACTCGGTATGATCGGTTTTCTCCAGAACCCGTTGCTCATCTTCGATGAGGGGGACAAGCTGACGGACTGTGTATTGAATTACTTCATCAGCATCTACAACCGCCTGGAAGGACGCGCGGGTATCGTGTTCATGAGTACCGACTATATCAAGCGGCGTGTGGACAACGGGCTGAGATACAACAAGAAAGGCTACAAGGAAATTAACAGCCGCATCGGACGCAAGTTCTTCGACCTGAACGCCACCAGCCGCAATGACGTGTATGCCATCTGTCAGGCCAACGGGCTGACCGGTGAAGTCGAGATAAGACGTGTGCTGAAAGATGCTGAAACCAGTGACAATGACCTGCGTCGCGTGAAGCGGGTGATACATGCGCAGAAGCGCCGTGCCGAGCAGCAGAAAGGAGGGGCAGAGTAATGAGTGAGACTTTTGAACGTAATGCCAAGGGGGTACGTGAGATGCTTTCCATGAAGTTTGACACACTGGACTTTGAGGGGGTGTGGCATGACGCTTTCGGCACCCCCGAGCGTCGGGGTGTCTGGTTTGTGTGGGGGAACTCCGGTAACGGAAAGACTTCATTTGTGATGCAGCTCTGCAAGTATCTCTGCCGTTTCGGTCGTGTGGCCTATAACAGTATGGAAGAAGGTGCCTGCCTCACCATGCAGGACACACTCCGCCGCTTTGGCATGATGGAGGTCAACCGTCGCTTTCTGCTTATCGACAATGAAAGCATCGAGCAGCTCAGCCTGCGTCTGAAACGTCAGAAATCACCAGATTTTGTGGTGATAGACAGTTTCCAATACACACAGATGACCTATCGGCAGTATATTGAATTCAAAGAACGCCACCGTAACAAGCTGATGATTTTTATCAGCCATGCCAGTGGCAGGCTGCCTACCGGACGCAGTGGCAAGAGCGTGATGTTTGACGCGTCATTGAAAATCTATGTCGAGGGCTACCGGGCTTTCAGCAAGGGACGCTTCATCGGTCCGAAAGGCTACTATGACATCTGGCCGGAAGAGGCGGCAAGATATTGGGGAGAATGTAATATGTAATGAGCCATGAGAACGACTGCCAACAAACCTATCAGCGCCCAGCAGCTTAAAGCCCTGCACGTCACCTTCCACCGTATCGGCATGGATGACGAGGCCCGTCACGGCTGCATCTACGAGTTCACTTCCGGCCGTACGGAAAGCAGTCGGGAGCTGACAATGCAGGAGGCGCGGCAGCTGCTGGAGCGGTTGAACCCGACGGACGACAAGGCACGGGCCATGCAGATGGCAGAAGCCAGGAATGTATTCCGGGACATCTACCGTCTTTCGTTCCAGATTCCCCAGCTGAACCAGGGGTTTACCAGCGACAGTGAGGAGGAATACCGCATGAACGTGGCGAAGCTGAACATCTGGGCACGTAAGTACAGCAAGGCGCATAAGGACATTACAAGCATGAGGCTTTGGGAGCTCCAGGCCACCAAGAAACAGCTGGAGGCGTGGATGCGCCGTGAGGAAAGGAAACTTAAAAAGGATTGATACAATGAGAAAGAANAATCAGTCTGCTCCAAGCCGAGGTGCTGGAAAACGGGCATAATGAGAGTCAGGTGTTTGCCACCTACGTAGCTTCTGTTCCGGAGGAAGACAAGGACGAGACCGTGTTTTATGCCTGCCGTGACGCCGCCCGTTTTGCCGCAGGGCGATTATCGCTGGAAGAGCTGATACCCGATGCGGACAGATATCCGGTGACGGTTGACAGACCTGAGCCCAAAGAGCGCCAGTCAGTCAGTGTACGGGAGTTTGAGGCTCTGAAGCGTAAGGTCACGCAGTTGGAAGGCTTTGTGGAGGATTTGTTGAAAGAACGCCGCCAACGTGCCGAATACCAGAAATTGCCGGATACGAACCGTGCGGACTATATCGGCCAGAAAGATGCTACAGAGCTTATAGGATGTAGCCGTGAGACGCTGAATGCCTGGCAGCGTAAGGGTTACATTACCGGATACCGCAAAGCCGGACTGGTCTATTATAGCAGGAGTGAGCTTGCCGCCGCTCCGGTTGTGCAGAATTTTATCACAATAAAGAAGGGGAGGAGATGAGATGGTAGATAATAATAATCAATATATCCCAATGGTCCATATCGTAGACAGAAACAAACGCCGTGAACGGCTGGCGTCCCGTCTCGAAGTCTGTGCAGACCGTATCTGTGACCTGCAGGACCGGTTGATGGCGGGTATTACCGCCTTGAGACCTATCGAGTACGACCGCCTGCTGGACGAATACCGAGCGGAGCTGGTGCGTTACGACAACATCGACCGGGAACTCCGGCAATTGGAGGACCCTACGAAAACAGAAGAGTACAGGGCTTATTACCGCAATGCCAGCAAGCAGCAGAAAAATAAAATCAACTATTAAATTATTAACCCTATCAAAAGAGCAAGAATTATGGCAAGAACAAAGAAAACAGTAGTCAGCGGTATCAGCCGCGAGCAGGCAGAGCAGGCCTTCGCAGATTTTGCGGCGGCCGATGCCAAAGTACAGAACCTCACCTCGAAGATGGACCTTGAGATGACCCGTATCCGCGAGAAGTATGCGGACCAGCTGGCAGAACTGTCAGCCACGAAGGAAAAGAACTTCGACATCATGCAGGCATACGCCGTAGAAAACAAGGAAGAACTGTTCTCCAGGAAGAAAAGCCTGGAGAGCGCCCATGGCGTGTTCGGTTTCCGTACCGGCACACCGAAGCTGAAGAACCTGAAGGGGTTCACCTGGGCGGCAGTGACGAATTTATGCAAGGAGCTTTTGCCGCAGTATATCCGCACCAGTGAGGAGCTTGCCAAGGACAGACTGCTGGCTGACCGTGAGAATCCTGACGTGGTATCCTATTTCCCGAAGATCGGTGTGCAGGTGGTGCAGGAGGAGACCTTCTATGTGGAGCCTAAAAAGGAGAGCGATGCGGTTGAGCAGTGAGATGAGGGAGATACACCGCCGTTACCGGTACCGTCCCCGCGGGCGGTGCTGGGCTGTGTACCTTGACATCACCTACCGTCAGGGTGACAGCTTCCCTCCGAGGATATCCACTCTTGGCACCAAGGTGAATGAATATCCGACCAGGGAAGAGGCACGGCGCGAGGTGTACAGACTGAACGGCTGGAATTATGAAAGGAGAAAAAGAACTTAATACAGAACAGACCATGAGCAAGAAACAGAACGGGGTGCTGGTAACGGCACCCCACTTCGGAACGGGACGGGAGACC